GTGCTTACCGATACCAAACTAAAAAACCTCAAACCGCAGGATAAACTCTACAAGGTTTCAGATCGTGACGGGCTCTATGTCGCCGTGCTCACATCAGGCAGCGTCTCGTTCCGCTACGACTACCGGATCAACGGGCGCCGGGAGACTCTGGTCATTGGTCAGTATGGCCGTGACGGTATATCCCTGGCGGAAGCCCGCGACGAACTCATAGCCGCAAAAAAGCTGCTTAACTCAGGCCAGTCACCGGCTGCGGCGAAGCGTGACGGTATCAAACGGATCCGCGGCGCTGAAACATTTGCGGTACATACCGACAGTTACATGAAGCATGTTGTTCTGGCTGAAAGCACCCGGGCGATGAAGCAGTCCGTGATCGACAGAGATATCCTTCCGGCGCTGGGGAACAAAATGATGTCGGAGATAACGACGCCGATGGTGCGTGACCTTTGCGATCGGATAGTCGAGCGCGGCGGGAGGGCGACAGCGGTGCAGGCTCGCGAAATTATCAGCAGCGTTTATCGGTACGCCAACGACCGCGGACACGGGTTATTCAACCCGGCAGCAGACATCAAACCTTCAGCAATAGCCATGTTTAAACCGCGCGACCGATGCCTGCAGCCGGAAGAAATTGGTGTTCTGTTCAGGATCCTTGATACCGTCAGCACGTTGCCGACCCTGAAACTGGCGGTAAAGCTCATCCTGATCACCATGGTGCGTAAAAGCGAGTTCACTCTCGCAACCTGGAAGGAAGTAGATTTTGCCAAATCGACCTGGACGATACCTGCTGACAGAATGAAGGGAAGCCGTTCGCACGTTATTTACCTGCCGTCTCAGGCTCAGGATCTGATGGTCGGACTGCAGATGTGCGCCGGCGGCAGTGACTATCTTCTGCCTGGCCGGTACAGCACCAGTAAGCCGCTATCAAACGCTGCTCTTAATTCCGTTATCGATCGCGCAGTGGCTGCCGCTGCTGATGCTGGTGAGAGCCTGCAACCTCTCACGGTGCACGACCTGCGCCGCACGGCGAGCACGCTGTTGCATGAAGCCGGTTTCCCGTCTGACTGGATAGAGAAGGCGCTGGCGCACGAACAGAAAGGTGTGAGGGCGGTTTATAACAAAGCTGAGTATTCCAGGCAGCGCGCCTACATGCTGCAGCAGTGGTCCAACATGGTTGATGCGTGGATAAACGGGGAGCATTACGACCTGGTGCCGTTCTCCCCGTCTGCGTTTGAAAAGTGGATGGAAGGAAAGTAAAGCCACCTGCATTGCGGCTATACGAAAACATCAGTCTGGTCGCCGTGGGATGCGGCGGCTTCGTTCGCCTCTCTGCGTAGGCTGAGGAATGCGCCAACCGGATCCCAACTGGTGAGTATTTCGTTAATAGCGTTCTGGCTGTGACATGTCACAAGCCGTTTTTTTAGCGCAATGACGCAGGCACCAATGTTCGCCCGGGTGGGGCCGGCCATTTTCATGCATAGGCACAATGTGATCAGCATGTCGGCATATTCATCAGCGGCTGCTTCGAGAACAGCCGGATCGATGCGTTGCTTTAATTCCTGGATTTGGTGTTTAGTGCTCATTCAATGTCTCCAAGAAAAATAGTTTTAACTTTTTCTATACGTTTACGTTCTTCAAGCTTCCTTATCGCTGCAGCAGCATCGCGAATAGTTATGTTTAACTCATTGCTAATCTGTAATGCAGTCATGTTCTTATCCTGCAGCAGAGCGAGGACATTTTTTTGTATGTTTTCGCCACCGTATCTCCGTTTCATGCTGCCTCCGTCTTCACTGCTGGTACGATGCAGCCTGGAAGCAACTCTACTGCCGGCTCTGTGCACTGGTTACCCCATACATCGAATCCGTGCGACGACTGGCGCGCGAATAACTCAATACGCGGAATATCGCCCAGCAGCTGCACCAGTTTCTCTCGGATAACGTCCGGCTTGCGTGAGTTCTCCATGCGCGGCGCCGTGACGTGCTGGCAGATTGAGGCATCCATGCGTTCAGGAAGTTTTCCGCGCACCGCAAACAAGCAGTCTTCGCTATTCGCCCGGGTCATGTGGCCCATGCCGATCGCGCTGTTGCCTTTGTGCTTATTGGTCTTGTGCCAGGTAAATCCTTTCATAGTCATCAGGCGGAAGCCCCAGGCTTCGACAACCTTCAGCGCTTCGACCGGCTGAGTAGGTACCCACCACATAGCCAGCAGACAATCTTCAGCGGCCAGTTCCCACACCGGCAGCCGGCAGATATCCAGCACATTCATGACCGGGTATTTGAACCCGGCGCCGCGATCGCCATCCGCAGCTTTATCGCGATACGCCCAGGGCGGATCTGAATAAATCAGGGTGTATTTACCTGGCATGAGTAGCCTCCAATAAAGCAGCGTTCTTTTTCTTAACTTCAGAAATAAGTGACTTCACTCGCTTCTCTTCGTGCCAAAGCCTGCGGTACAAGTCCATGCGAACGTCATCGTACTTGATGATTTTTTCATAATCCCAGTACGGGTAAACGCAGCCGGTATACGTATCACGAAGGGACTGAAACACTTCCTGCGTCATTTGTGCAGACCCAAAGACATAGCATTTTTTTAGTGATGCAATATCCCCCACAACAACGTCGATGTGTCCTTGAGCCACTCCATGCCACCAATGATCTTTGATCTTCGATACGCTGCCATCTTTCATTTGCAGAGTAAGCTCTCGACCAGCAAATGCCTTGAAATAGCCACCTGCTCTGCTGAAGTAGAGCGCATCGGTTAAAGGGCCATCGGTACCGATATAGTCTTTTCCGATCAGCTCATAGGTGAATTTAACCGGGCGGTTGAATACCAGAGCTTCCCCTTTATTGAACTGGACAACTGCAACAACTTTTAATTCTTCAAGGCTGTTTTTATTAGTCATAAACCACCCCACTGGTAGCGCAGATCCCTGAGTAATCACCGCGACGCAGGCCATTACCGCGACCAATACACTGAACTCTTCGTACCGCTATGCGGGCACGCTCTACTTCTCCCATTGCTACATCCATGCACTCAAGCCACAGACGCGCCGCCAGGCGGTACTGGCCTTTGTTTTCACGCTCTATCGCTCTCTGTTCAATCGCAATGGCAGCAGGTGTAACGGAGATAACCTTTGATGCTCTGCGCTGCGGAGCGTATTGTGCGTGATACTTTTCAATGCGGTTCATTTTATCCAACCCTCTCGAAATATAATCGCCAGCAGGAACAGCCAGGCTGATATGGCGGCCAGGCACCAGTACCAACCTGACCACCTGGCCCAGTGGCGCGCCAGAACCGTCATGCCGCGTTACTCACCGGTCGATACTGGCGCTGATCGACCGGCGGCTTTTTTCCCGTGTATTCAACCGGACTGTCAGCCTTGCGTTTATCTAACCACTGCTCCACTTCTTCCTTGGTCCAAGCGCAGCGACGATCGGTGATATACCAACGCTTCGGGAATTCGCCTTCCGCTTCAAGTCGGCAAATCGTGCTCCATGACAGCGGCACCACCGACAGAAGTTCCTTCTTACCAAATGCACCTTTCATATTTCTTCTCCTGTTAAAGTGCGGCACCGTGGCGCCGCGGTGGTGGTTACATCGGTACTTCGTTCAACTCATCGCGGCGGATGGTGTAGACGTCTGTAGCCATCTCGAGCCACTTATCTGACAGGGCATCGCAGGCGCCGGGACGTTTCTTGCCATCAGGCCAGGTTCCACCGTTAAAGATGAGATCCAGTTTTTGCACGCTTTCCGCATTACCGGCAGCATCAGTAAATCTGGTGAGAATCTCTTCCTGCGACCGGGTAGCATGCTTCTCTTCCTGCTGTATTTCAGGTTTTGCATTGATGAGGCTGTTCATTCCTGCCGCTGTGCTGGATGGCGGCGTGATGTCTCGCTCAACGCGCGGCGTGGTTTCCTGCAGCTCGTCCGGCGTATATACCCCCAGGAGAACGTCAGGAGCATGAAGGCGAGCCCAACGCTTAACGCACAGATAAGCCAGTTGCTGGCGCGGGTCCTGTTCCCATAGCGGTGAGTTACGAACGCCTGCCTGCTGCATACTGATTGTCAACGTGCGCGGATCTGTCTCTCCCTTTAGCGTTGCCCACACGGTTACCGTCAGGTCGGGTGATTTATCCGACTTACCGTTGACCTTTGACCAATCCCCGTCCCAGCGATAGTTCAGGCGAGTAGCCAGCAGGTTTGAGGATGAGACAACGGCGTTTACCAGTTGCGCTTCATAGCCCAGCGTGCCGTTAACTACATGCGTTTTCTGAGCTACTGCGAAAGGGTTCATACCCCACTGCGCAGCCTGCATTGTTACCGCAAGGCAGTCTGAAGGTTTACCAGCAAGGTGCGCCGGTACGGTGGCTTTGCTTTGTGCCATCAGCTCTGCGAATCGCACCAGTTGATTCATACCCTCCGGGCTGAATATTGCCGCTGCGGTGCCTACGGTGGCGCCAGGTTGCGAGGTGATTGTGATGTCGTTACTCATAAGTACATATCCTGTTTGCGTGCCCACTCAGGGCGTTTAATTATTTCCACGCCGCCCCACTCATCTGTCAGGCGGCACTGGTGATAGGTATTCAGATCCCGGCGGAACAGCGTCATTCCGGTATCAACGTCTGGCGCGTCCAACTCGAAAACGCGGACCGGGTAGCGGCCGCAGTCGATGCTTTCGCTGACGGCCAGGAAGAAGAACCCATGAGCTTCCCCGGTAATTTTTTGCGCACCTTCGCAGTACATGGCGTTCTGTACGTGGTACCGAAATTCCTCGATGTGCCGTGCAAAGCGCTCCATATCAGCGACTTTCTTCACATCGACGATCACGTTGTGCTCGTTGAGCCACTTATCAGGGCGGATCCGGCACAGTTCGCCCGTCTCGTCGTCATTCCAGTACATCGATGCTTCACAGCGCCCTGGTGCCTCCAGCATCCAGCGCGCCGCCGGGTGAGCCATCGCGCTTTCACGCATCAACTGAAGTTTCCGGCCCTGCTCCGCGTCCATCACCGTCATTCCCATTCCGGCTACATCCTTCAGAAACGCCTCTTCATCGGCTTTTCCCTGATTTGTACGACGGTTGAACTGTGGCGCCACAATGAAGCGTTTATCGAACTCATCCGGCTCCAGCAGCAGGCAGTGCAGGGCCGTACCCATGTCCAGTGCTGATTTTTTTTCTTCATCCTCTGGCGCCGCTTTAACCCATTTCAGGAGCGCCGGGTTTTTGGCGACCATATCCAGCTGAGACTTACTCACGCCGTCACCTGCGTGGTAGTCTTCGTTGCTGATGTCGTAATAGATTCCTGGATTCATGCTCCCTCCCGCGCTTTCAGCATTGCGTCGGCCCACACATATGCCTGATCAGCTCCAGCATCTGGGTGATTCCCATCCTGCAGGGATACCAATGACTGCATGGCCTTCGCTGCGAAATAATCGCGCAACGTCATGCCTTCTTCCTGATATTGCAGGACGTTGTTTTGACCGTCGTATTCCCACTGTTGGCGCGGAAATGCCTGTCCACCTGTTTGTTTGCTCATGCTGCTGTCCTCGCACTGTCGATCCTGTCTGCCATATCCAGGCGGGCAACGATGCCGGTCAACTCGCGCTTAAATGTCGACATGACCTCTTCGAACTCACAGCTTTCGCGAGCAGCGTCGAGGATCTCTTTGCGTACCCCGGCGCGAAGCAGTGCTCGCTCGAACGTCTCATCCATGTCGGCGCCGATGACTGCATCAATCAGCTCAACGTGGCGGTCGTACAAATTCGACGACATCTGGTAATCACCGCCGAACTGAGCGACGATTTTTTTCAGGTTGTTGAATTGCTGAATGTTCATAACCACCTCAGTATTTGATGGTTGTCGCCGGAACTTTCCCGCGAGCTATAGCGACGATGCAGGATTTTGCCCAGTCCTCAGGGATCCCCTGGTCGATAAGAGCCTGAACCGCTGTTGCATTGATGCTTCGGCGATGCTCAACATCAGCAGCGCGGCGCGCCTCTTCTTCTGCAATGCGCTTCTGTTCAGCCAGGAGAGCGGCTTCTTTTGCTTCGGTTTCACGACGGATGCGATCGGCTTCTTCCTGCGCCTTTCGGCGCTCGGCATCGATAGCGGCTTGTTTGTCAGCCTCTGCTTTCTGCTCAGCTGCAATGCGGTCACGCTCTGCCTTTTCAGCGGCTTCCTTCTTCTCACGTTCAGCGCGTTCCTTCGCTAAAAGCGCTTCACGCTCTCTGGACGCGGCGGCGTCGATTTCACGCTGTGCTTGTTCTGCCGCTTCACGCTTCGCTTTTTCTTCTGCCTGGCGCTTAATCTCTTCTTCGTGAGCAATGCGCTGGCGTTCTGCTTCCGCCTTCTTCTCAGCCTGTTCGCGGTCGAAAGCGTCATTCATCAGCAGGGCCATTTCATGATCGACGTCCAGTCTGGCCGCTAGTGCTTCCGCCTCTTTTTTTGCTAACTCTTCAGCTTCTACACGTGCTTTTGCTTCTTCCCATTCAGTGGCTGGGCGGCGAATGTCTACAGCCAGTTCATCCAGCGCATCGCGTACCTTTTTTCGGCTTGCATCGACCAGCGCAGGGCGCTTTTTCATTTCAGCAACCAGTGCTTTACCGGCGTCGTCAATAACCGTTTTGGTACGGCGAACTGTTGATGCCATGCTGATATAAACACCGCGGCCTTTAACCGTATTTACATCACCGACTACCGATGTCGCTTTCTGGCGGATATCAGTAATCAGGCGATCTATGTACTCATCGCTGATGAATGCCTCTTCAAGATCTGCCGCTGCCGGCAGTGTTACCAGAACCAGTTCTTTTGATTCGCTCATTTCCCCATCCCCATTTCCGTTTTCACCGCCAGTTTATTGACGTATGCCCAGTCGAACGCCTCATGCAGTGAGCGAAACTTCCAGCTCATCAGCCCGCATGCGGTGACGCAGTACCAACCGTTGATGATCTGCCACTGCATAATCGTTACCTCAATGTGTTACCGATGGGGTAATAATTATTCATATGTGACATGGTGTCAATAGATATGACATCTAAAAATTACCCGTGGGGTAATGGTTGAGGCAATAAAAAAGCCGCTCAGCGGCGGCTTAGTTACTGAAAGATATGTATTTTATGACTTGCTTTTTGTGTGCTGCTCTATCACGAAATCAATGAAACTTTCGATCTTCTCTTTTTCACCCTGAGGTAACAAAGCGAATTGCTCGTGGTCATATTTGATAGCAGCCCGGCCATCCTGGGGGAGCAGCAGCTCATAGGTTTTCCTGCCGAACGCCGTCGCAATGGCTTCGAGGTGCGCTACGTTTGCCGAGACCTCATTGCGCAGAATGCGGTTAATGGATGGCTGGCTGACTCCGGATGCATCCGCCAGGCGCTGCTGAGAAGAAAGCTCCTGGTTGTTGCTCATCCACTGCTTGAGATTATGCACGACGATTTCGCGGACATCACTGAAGGCAACATCATCCACGTCGTCCAGGGTAGAGAGTTTATGGTCAACGTCGAGCCAGTTAGTCTGGCGCCGGGCCGCAGTCTCTATTTTGCGCGCTGATGCGTCGCCAATGACCTTTTTGCCATTCACCCAGCGGTTGACCAGATTTGACTGAATACCCATGCGCTCCGACAGCCGCGACTGAACGCCACCGAAGTCAGTGGTAATTAAGTCCTTGAGATTTTCCCGGCGAATGTCATGGATGCTTTTCATGGTCAGGTAAATATTACTCTCTATGTGAATAAGTTAGTTATTAAATTTAAAGCGATTTTACCCCACAGGTAAATGAACCTCTATGGTAACAAAACTTGCTTTTTGTTACCTTTTGGGTGAATATTGATTATCTGAAATGAATATCAGGCAATAGTTATGAGCGAAGAAATTAAGTTCGATTTCAAACAGCACTGGCTTGATCTGACTCCGGACGAACGTACAGCTTTCGCTAACGACGCCGGAACGACGAGCCACTACATTCAAACCCACCTTACCGGAAAGCGTAAGATGCCTGGTAAGCGTTTGATGGATGGGCTTTTTAAGGCTTGCAAATCCCGTCAGTGGATTAAAAATAAAACAGAACTCGCCGTATTTTTCTACTCCTGAATCGCCTCAAATCTCCCTCTCTGCCGCCGTCTGGCGGCTAAGCCATATCTATTCACACCTCAAAGGTAACAATTATTCATTTTTGGTTGATCTTTTTGTGTCTTGGTGCAAAATTACCAAAGATAAACACCAAAGAGGGCAGCCAATGAAACGAATTACTCAGCGAGAGGCGCTTGATTTTGGCCTCACTCGCTTCTACACCGGCAAAAAATGCATCCATGGCCACGACAGCGAGCGCTATACGCTCAGCGGCGAATGTGTCCAGTGCAACAATGACCGGGCCCGCCGGCAGCAGAAGATGCGCTCTGAGAAATTAAAGGCTGCCAGAAAGGCGCGGGAGACCAGCGTATGACGCCATCAGCCTATTACAACGAAATCGACCCATTTGCAGCGCAATGGCTGCGTAACTTGATCACTGGTGGGCATATCGCCCCGGGCGAAGTTGACGAACGGAGTATTGAAGATGTCACACCTGACGACCTCAGAGGATTTACCCAGTGCCACTTTTTCGCCGGGATCGGCGTCTGGTCTCATTCCCTCCGCCTCGCCGGATGGCCAGACGATCGCCCGGTCTGGACAGGTTCCTGCCCGTGCCAGCCTTTCAGCGCGGCAGGCAAAGGCGATGGGTTTGCTGATGAGCGGCACCTTTGGCCCCACTTCTTCCATCTCATCAGCGAGCGCAGGCCTCAGCATGTCTTTGGCGAACAGGTTGCAGCAGGTAACGCAAACGTATGGTTCGACCTTGTACAAGCAGACTTGGAAGGACTGGGATACGCCCTCGGGCTTGTGCCGTTTACGTCAGCGGGCATCGGTGCGCCGCACATCAGAGAACGGGCCTACTGGGTGGCCAACGCCAACCACCGAGTCAGCGATGAGGGAGAAACGCTACGCTCAGGGCGGGATGCCGTTCTCGATGGCAGCAGCACTAACCGGCTGGGTAACGCCAACGTCGCGCGACTGGAAGGACTCAGCGGGAATGACGGCGCAGCGGGATGGGAAAGAGCGACTGGACCAGCTGCCACGCCAGGCATACACCTGCGGGCCCTTGAGGTTAACGGTTTTTGGCGAGATGCGGACTGGCTCTTTTGTCGAGATGGCAAATGGCGTCCAGTTGAACCCGGCACATTCCCGCTGGTTGATGGGGCTGCCGCACGCATGGGACGAGTCGAGCCCGGGGTGGCAAGAGTGGCAAGCAGCAACCGCGTCGGCCGCCTGAAAGGGTACGGTAACGCTATAAACTCCCAGGCAGCTGCGGCTTTCATTCGCGCTTATATGGGGGTGTCATATGGCCGGTGACTGGATCAAGATGCGCGCTGACCTGCATACGCATCCGAAAGTTGTCCGCATGGCGTCCGCATTGAAAGCGGACAGACTTCGGATAGTTGGCGGACTACATACCGCATGGTGTCTTTTTGATGTCCATTCTGTTGACGGATTTCTTGACGGATACAGCGCTGAAACTCTCGATGACATGATCGGATTCCCTGGGTTTTCTCGCGCAATGATTGCTGTTGGCTGGCTTGAGGAAGACGGTGAAAGCCTTGTAATGCCTCGCTTTGACTCGCATAACGGCCAGTCTGCAAAGCGCCGGGCACAGGATGCAGACAGGAAAAGAAACGTCCGCAAAACGTCCGCACCTGAAGCGGACAAAATGCGGACCAGAGAAGAGAAGAGAAGAGAAGATCTAAAAGATATAGATCCCCCCAACCCCCCAAGGGGGCGGGAGACTAAAAAATCATATCCGTATCCTGAGCAACTCAATGCTGAAGCCTGGGAGGAATGGAAAGCCTACCGCCGGGAAAACAGGTTCAAGGCATATGCGCCAACTGAACGGAGCGAGGGAGCTGCGATTACTGAGTTGATAAACCTCTCTGGTGGTGACCGACAGCGGCAGATGATGATTGTGAAACAGAGCATGGCCAAGGGGTGGAAGGGGCTGTTTGAGTTGAAAGATGGTTCTGGCAGGCGTGACGTTAACGTAATGTCTCAGCCTGACAATAAGATCCCGCCAGGTTTCAGAGGTGGACCACCTATCGGGTGATCTACTGTGCAACTGGGGCAGCATTTTTTTTGCTTTTCAGTGTTACCGCAAAGGTAATAAAATTAACGCAAGTCTATTGATATTAATCCGTATGTGTATTTTAATTACCTGAGAGGTAAATCATGCGTAAGTCACTTCAGGCCCTGGGAAGGCTCAAGGCCGGGACGATGAACAAAACCGAAGAGGCTTACTGCCAGCACCTCGAGCTGCGCAAGCGCTACGGGGAAATCGTCTGGTACCGGTTTGAAGGCATCAAGTTGCGACTGGCAGACAACACGTTCTACACGCCTGACTTCTCCGTGATGCTGGCGAATGGACAGATGGAAATGCACGAGGTGAAGGGCTACTGGACCGACGACGCCAGGGTGAAAACCAAAGTCGCCGCAGACCAGTACCCGTTCCGTGTCATCGGGATAACGAAACTGCCGGGCAAAGCTGGCGGTGGCTGGAAGGTCGAAGAGTTCTAAAACGACGATCCTGATAGATATCAAATGAATCAATAAGTTAAACGGGTAAGCGGGGGTAAGTATGGATTTCGATTTCGTGAATTACAGTCGGCGCACGCTGCTGCTGTTCGTGATGGTGGCAAACATCATTGGGTGGATGGCAATCATCGCCGTCGTGTCTGTGGTCTATCTGGCGATCGAGTGGGTGATGGCATGAGCGAATTAACAGCAGCACTGGCAACTATCGAGAAGTGCCGCGAGATAACTGGCTGCCCGGCTGGCGTAGACCTGCAGGACTGGGTGAAGCAGCTGGCTGTGGAGAATGTGGGGCTGAATGCAGCCGCTGAATTTGCGACCGCCCCCGATATGTGGATTGAGCAGGCCGATGGAATGCTGGATTACCGGTACTGCGATTGGTACGTCGATGTTCTGAAAGCTGCTATGGAAACCCCCGCCACCGATCGCATCGTAGCCGGGATTAAGGCTGATGGGGTGGAGGAGTTCATTCGTCGCCTGCAGCAGCACGTCGATGAAGGTGATTTTATCGGTGATGAAGTTGCCGTAATTGTTGGCGCTATCGACTGTGGCAAGGAATTTTGCGAGCAGCTGCTCGAGGGGGCCAAATGAGCAAGACGCTGGATATTCGCGCCGGAGACCGGTTCGAAACAGTCTACCCATTCATCTTCGTATGTACTGATCATCAGCAGTGGGATGGAAATATCTTCACAGATGAGCGGTGGCTTGGTGGTTGTCGCAAGACATTTGAACCAGCTGCTTGCGGTTATGGCGATCAAACAGTCTACACAGCGGATGCGGAAGGAAAAAGAATCCTTGAGGTTCTGTCTGTCGCAGAAATGCCAGGCAAATGGCAGCGCCGAATTATCTACGCCTGCCACCTCGTTGACCCGGACGGGCGGGAGAGGAAGGGGCGGAAGGCCCATACGGTAACTGAGGACAGATTCATCAAAATGTCGTCGGGGTATTTTGCGGATTATGGACTGGAGAATAGCGATGACTGATATCACCGAACTGGCGCTACTCGTCAGTAAAGCAAAAGCGTCTGTATTTACCCTGGAATATATCTCGCAATTCGAACCGGCGGATATTGACTCCGATGACGTTGATTTGCGGTTTGAAGTAGATGGCCGAGATACCGGCACCAACGTTTCTATCGTCGATGAGTGCGGACAGGCTGCCGGAGTCATTGGTGCGCTGGTAGAGGCGCTGGAGAAGGCGCAGGCAAAAAACGCACTCGTTGCCGGCGGCATAGAAGCTGCGGAAAAGCTGCATGATCAGATTGCCAGCCTGAAATACGAAAATGCAGCCCTGAAAGGCAGCGTAGAGAATGCGGCAGGATGTATCAACGCCGCATACGCCGAAGGATTGATTGATGTGTTGGCTGAAAGCAGTGACGAGCGATTGGTAGACCTGGTTAAGCGGCGCCTGCTGCATGCCTATCTCCCGGTAGAAACACCGGCAACCAATGATGTTTTGGTAGCTATGGGTGATGCCGTTTTGCTGGAGCAACTGGAAGACGGCGGAAAGGCCATCATAAGCCAGTCAAACATTATTGGCCTGCAGGCTAATCGCATCGCCGAGCTGGAGTCACGCACCGTGAAGCTGCCAAAGCCACACGCTCACTTAATCTGGATTCAGGCCGGACATGCGCCAGACGATTATTGGGATGATGTAGCGGTATCGCATAGCGAGAAAGACCGTTGCTGCGATGGGTCAGAGCGCTACCCGGTTTATGCGCGCTGGGAAATTGAAGAGATGCTGACCGCCGCTGGCATCAAAGTGGAGGCTGAATGATGGCGGAACGTTGGAAAATTTATCTCACTATTGCATTCATCGGCTTGGGAGTTACGCCGATAAGCATGGTAGCGGCAAAGATTGACGTTCCTGTTTGGGCGCTTATTGCCGGGCACTGCGGCGCGATTATAGCAGGATTTATTTGCGCAGAACTTGGACGGGGAGCCAACCAATGACCAAATCAACCATAACCAGAGAAGAAAGCATTCAGGCCGTATTCGATTTAAAGGTCGGCTATACATTAGGTCTCGCTGATATAGAGATTCTCAAGCGAGTAGCCCGCATGGCACTGGCCGCAATGGACAGCGAGCCGGTGGCGATAATTGACCAGGCTAACCTTGACTATCTCAGAAGTGGTGCTGATGCCGATGTGTGGCCTCCTGAGCGCGAAGAGATGGGAGATGTTCTTCTCTATCGCCACGCGCAGCCAGTGCCGGCAGTGCCAACGTTCGATGAATGGATGGAGCTTAGCGGTAATAATCCACTTGGATGGGTCAAAGACGCGATGCGCAAATCTTATGACGCCTGCCGCGCCGCCATGCTCCAGGCTGGCAACTCTCCGGTAATTCCGGATGGTTGGACAGGGAACGACAAAGCAAACGCAGCGCTGATGATGCTCGATCGGATTGAAACGGTAGATCCGGTTGACGATGACCGCATCGACGGCATTAAGCATATTATCCATGAGCTCGCAGCAACCCCGCAGGAGGTGAAGTGATGGCCAGGCTAACTTTCGTCGTTGAGTTCGAAGATGGCAAGGAGCCGCCGGTACACGCGCACATGGAAGTGTTAGGAGGAAAGGTGGTCGCTGTGGCGTTTCGTGACGCGCTGGAAGAGCCAGAAGAGGATGAAGACTGATGCCTAAATCCCCCGCAGAACGCAAAGCCGCGCAGCGCGCGCGGCAGTCCGCCGCCGGTGAACGCAAGCTGGAACTGGTGTTGGATGAGCAGGAACAGGAGATGCTGGCGCGGAACTGCGCCGCCCGGCGCCCTGGTCGCGACGCATACGAAATGTCCGAGTACATCGCGCTGCTGATCCGCCAGGATGATGCTCGGGTGAGCGGGCGCATCAGGTCAATCAGCAAACGCAGTTGCGGTAAGTGTGGCGATCGGCTGCCAGTTGAGGCGTGCCCGTGCGCTGGTGATTCGCAGTGCTGGGCCACTATGGGTTGGCATGAAACGAAATTAACGGTGTGACATGTCACGCTGCTGGTTAGCCCTCACTTTTAAAATCTACTGACGACCATTGACGTCTACCGGGTCCTATTGGTGCGTGTTAGTATTACCATAACGGTAATATAAAATCCGGAGTGTTACCATGCCGAAGGACCCCAAACGAAAGTCCACACAGTACAAGCCGCTGACGGTGATGCAGGAGGCTTACGCACAGGAATACGTTAAATACCCTGAGAATCAGACTCAGGCTGCGATTAACGCCGGCTTCTCGCCGAAGTCTGCTCACGTTAAGGCCAGCACAATGATGCGCGATGAGCGCATTCAGAAACGAATAGCGGAACTGATGGAAGAGCGCAACAAGCGCCTGCGCGTCAGCGCTGATTATGTGCTGTTGCGCCTGGTGGAAATCGACCAGATGGATGTGCTGGATATCCTGCACGATGACGGCACACTGAAGCCGATCCGCGAATGGCCGAAGATATGGCGCACGACCCTGAGCGGGTTTGACCTGTCGTCCACCATCATGAACATGAATGAAACCTCGATCGAGACAATCCTGAAGAAAATAAAATGGCCCGACAAGGTGAAGAACCTCGAGCTAATCGGAAAACACGTCGACGTCATGGCGTTCAAAGAGCGCATGGAAGTTAACGTGAACGTCACTATCGCGGACCGCATGGCCGCCGCCCGGCGGCGCCTGAAAGATTTGCAGGGTGGTGACCAGTGACGACTGCCGCATCATCCCCGGAAGAACAACTGATCGACGATATCGCCAGTTTCACGCATGACCCACTGGGCTATGCGCATTACGCGTTTCCGTGGGGTGAGGAGGGCACAGAGCTGGCGCACGCCACCGGGCCGCGCCAGTGGCAGGCTGACGCATTCCGTGAGATAGGCGAGCATCTGCAGAACCCGGCAACACGGTATCAGCCGCTGATGCTTGGCAGAGCATCCGGCCACGGGATCGGAAAATCCGCTTTCATCTCGATGCTGATTAACTGGGGCATGTCGACCTGTGAGGATTGCAAGGTGGTGGTCACTGCCAACACCGACAACCAGCTGCGCACGAAGACCTGGCCGGAAATCATCAAATGGTCGAACCTGGCTATCACAAAAGACTGGTTCACCTGCACCGCCACCGCGATGTACAGCAACGATCCGGGCCACGATAAACGCTGGCGCGCTGATGCTATCCCGTGGTCAGAACACAATACCGAAGCGTTCGCCGGGCTGCACAACGAGCGTAAGCGCATCATCGTCGTATTCGACGAAGCATCCAACATTGCCGATCTGGTGTGGGAAGTAGCCGAAGGCGCGCTGACGGACGAAGATACCGAAATTATCTGGGTTGCATTCGGGAACCCGACGCGCAACACCGGGCGATTCCGCGAGTGCTTCCGCAAATACAAGCATCGCTGGAAGTGCGCGCAGATTGATTCACGCACCGTGGAAGGCACCAACAAACAGCAACTGCAGAAGTGGGTGGATGACTACGGCGAGGACAGCGACTTTGTGCGGGTCCGTGTGCGCGGGATCTTCCCGGATGCCTCAGAACTGCAGTTTATCCCTACCGGGTTAACCGACGAGGCAATGAAGCGCGTTGTGACAGAGGCGCAGGTATCGCATGCCCCGCGTATTATCGGTGTTGACCCGGCCTACTCCGGAGTGGATGACGCGGTGATTTACTTCCGCCAGGGTCTGCACTGCAAAGCTCTCTGGACCGGCAACAAGACCACCGACGATCTGATTATGGCGAAGCGTATCGCCGATTTTGAAGACCAGTACCAGGCTGACGCTGTGTTTATCGACTTTGGCTACGGCACGGGACTGAAGTCCATAGGCGACGGCTGGGGACGGACATGGCAACTGGTGCCGTTTGGCGGCGCATCATCAGATCCGCAGATGCTCAATAAGCGCGGCGAGATGTTTAACTCCTGTAAGACGTGGCTGAAACTCGGCGGCGCGCTGGATGACCAGGAGACGGCGGACGACCTGTCAGCGGCAGAGTACAAGGTGAGGGTGGACGGCAAGATCGTCATGGAGCCTAAGGAAGATATCAAAGAGCGTCTGGGCCGGTCGCCGGGCAAGGGTGATGCGCTGCTTCTGACGTTCGCATACCCGGTGGCGAAGCGTTCAGATTTCCCGACGGCGGGAGGCAAGCAACCCAACGTAATCAGCGATTACGACCCGTGGGCATGAAAAAGCCCCGCTATTGCGAGGCCGATAATGTGGTGACGGATGCATAACCCCGGTACTACAGGCGATTAAGTGGGTCGAGTCGCCTGCGCTCTTCTTCCCGCATGGAAACCTCCTATTAAAGCCCGCGCATCGGCGGGCTATTGTGACATGTCACGGCATTAAAAGCCGTCGAATTCGTCATTCACTGTTGGCTCAACTTTTCTTTCAAGGCGTAACCCATCAGCGGCCACAGCTCGTCCTCTGCGTTCGTCAGAGCAATCTGTTTTCCGATCGCCTCATCGTCGTTTTCAGATGAGACTGCACATGATGGCTTTCCGGTTACCGTGAAGCCATTCTTTGTCGTAATGAGCGCCCAGCGAAGAACCTGCCCGGTAACAGAAACGTGCTTAACGATTTCAGTGTGAGCAATGTTTGCGATCATGTCGTCTCGCGTAACGCGCGGCGCGGTTAAGCCTTTGGCCTGAATTTCAGATTCAATATCTTTGTCATTCATGATTATCACCTTAAAAAAATGCCCGGCGAACCGGGCGAAATGGAAGCAATGAGGGGTGCCATCCTTGGCTGGGTGTCACAGGGTTTACAGCATGAAGTCATCGCAATGGCGTCCTGCTGTAAAAAGGGCGGTGGTCAGAAAGGGAATAACTGCCACCGCCAAACTTGCTCTGGAACTACGGGTATCACGGTACTGAGGCGTGATTGGGTTGTGGTGGCCGGTGCTGGATTCTCCGGCTTGGGGGTGCCGCTAGGACGCTGCCCCACTTATTCCTAGAAAAGTCGCGCATCAGCCTGCGCATTCACCACAACGGAAAGAGCACTGACTTCGAACAGACCTTGGGCCCAGGAACGACGATCAATCTCAATGCTCTTGCCTGTTGTTCCCTCGTCTCTTCCGAGGTGTCACACCGTACCGCCGCGATGGTGAGTCGCTGTCGTGCATGCAGGGCATGGCTTGCACATTCCGGCTACCCGCTGGGCCATGTACCAAGGAGCCCCCCGGACCGCTATCGACGCATGTGCCATACGCCGGATGCTTTCACACCTGGAAGCGCACTCCGCCATCTGGATAACGACAAAGCCACCAATGGGAGGAAATGGAATGCGCTTGCATGTTGTCATTACCAATAAGGTAATAATTGCGTTTAATTAAGTCAATGCACTACGCGAAATAATTCATATGTGGTTAAATTGGTAATAATTTAAGCGCTATGGAGTTCCGCATCATGTGCATCAGCAAACCTAACGTGAGTTCTCCTCAGGTCCAGGCTGCACCGCAGACGTCTGATTCTGCCGTACAGAATACGGCTGATGACGATCGCCGTCGGCGGGCTGCAGCTGGCGGGCAGAAGTCAACAATCCTGACATCCAGCCAGGGCGTAACCCAGCCATCCAGCGGCTCTCAGGGCAAAACCCTGCTCGGGGCTTAATCTATGGCTGAGCTCTCTCCTAAGCAGCATTACCTCAAACACCTGGGGCAGCTCAAAAAAGAGCGCACCAGCTTTGAGGAACACTGGCGCGAACTGGCGGACTTTATCGATCCGCGCAGCACGCGCTTTCTGACGACGGAGAGAAACAACGGCAGTAAGCGCAATAACCGTATCGTTGACCCGACCGCATCCAAAGCGGCCCGTACGCTGCAATCTGGCATGCTTTCCGGTATCACCAGTCCGACGCGCCCGTGGTTCAAACTGGCAACGCCGGATCCGGAGATGATGCAGTATGGCCCGGTTAAGCGCTGGCTCGATGTCGTCATGACGCGTATGAACGACGTCATGAACCGGTCCAACGTCTACCAGTCACTGCCGATTATCTACCGGCACCTGGGTGTTTTCGGTACGGCGGCAATGGCTGTACTGGAAGATGACGAGGACGTTATCCGCACGCACCCGCTGCCGATCGGAAGTTACTACCTGTCGAACTCCGCCCGCCTGTCGGTCGATACCACCTATCGCGTTTTCTCCATGACAGCCCGCCAGATTGTGATGCAGTTTGGCCTCGAAAACGTCAGTAATGCCGTGCGCAGCGCCTGGGACAGCGCGAACTACGAATCGTGGTTTGACGTCGTTCACCTGACTGAGCCAAACCTGAACCGCGATACCGGCAAGCTGAATGCGCGCAACAAGGCGTTTAAATCGGCTTACTTCGAACTCGCGGGCGACGGCGACAGGATGCTCAGCGAATCGGGGTATGACGAATCTCCAATCTTGTCCCCGCGCTGGGAGATTAACGGCGAAGACGTATACGGCAGTAACTGCCCTGGAATGATGGCCCTCGGCACCGGTAAGGCCCTGCAACTGGAGCAAATCCGCAAGGCCAACGCCATCGATAAACTGGTTAATCCGCCGATGGTTGCACCGGCAAGCCTGAAAAACAAACTGCTCAATCTCACCCCTGGCGGCGTGACGTACGTCGATGAGATCGACAACAACAAACTGGTTCGCCCGGCCTACGCTGTAAGCCCGCAGTTGAACGACATGCTGGCGATGATCAACGACGACCGCCAGATGATTGAGGCCTGCTTCTTCTCCGACCTCTTCAACATGTTCAGCACCATCAACACCCGCAGCATGCCGGTTGAGGCCGTCGCCTCGATGCAGGATGAGAAGCTTCTGCAGCTCGGTCCGGTGCTGGAACGCCTGAATGATGAGTTCCTGGATCCGTTTGTTGACCGCACCTTCAACATCATGGCCCGCCGCAACCTGTTCCCGGAACCGCCGGAGGAACTGCAGGGCGCGCCGCTGAAAGTCGAATACGTGTCCATTCTCGCCCAGGCGCAGAAGTCTATCGGCATAAACAGCGTGGAACGCTTCATCGGCTTCGTCGGAAATCTGGCACGGGCCAACCCTAACGCGCTCGACAAGCTCAATGTTGATCAGGCGATCGACAGTTATGGCGACATGCTCGGCGTTCCGGCCACGATTGTTAACTCAGCTGATGAGGTACAGGCCGCCCGTGATCAGCGTGCGCAGCAGGAACAACAGCAGCAGATGATGGCTATGGCGCAGCAGGCTGGCGCAACCGCCAAGACCCTGAGCGATACCAACACCGCAGACCCGAGCCTGCTCAAAACCCTTTCTGATGCTGCACAGCAGCAGGCGGTGGCGCAATGACTGAATACCTGAGCGCAGAGGAACAGGAAGCGCTGGCGGAAGAAGCGGCCAAAAAGCAGAGGCTGCGCCGCGATAACGAGCTCAACGACCTGCGCCTCATCTGTGATACAGAGCACGGCCGCCGCTTTATCTGGCGTCTGCTGGAGCAGGCTGGCGTGTGGCGATCCACCTATACCGGCGAGGCGCTTTCAGCAGCGTTCGCTGAAGGAAAACGTAACACAGGGCTGATGGTCTTCTCTGACGTGATGGAGGCATGCCCTGATCAGTATCTGGTAATGGCTAACGAGGCCAGAGAGGAAAAACGATGAACCTATTTGAGCGCCTGATGTATCGCCGATTGTGCAATGAGCAGCCTGGTGATGGCGGCGCGGCACCTGCTGCATCTGAACCATCACCGACTCCGGCACCTACAGAACCGGCGCAGGAGCCGGCGGCAGAGGCGCCACCTGCAGAAACTGATAAACCGGAGCCATCTGGCGATAAGCCAGAGCAGGGATCCGATAAAGACAAAAAGCCCGAAACTCAGGCGCCGGAGAAATACGAGTTCACGGCACCAGAAGGCACTGAGCTTGATTCGAAAGCCGTTGAGCTGTTCGAGCCGGTAGCCCGCGAGCTGGACCTGACGAATGAGCAGGCGCAGAAGCTGGCCGGACTATGGCCGCAACTGCAGGAACAAATGCAGCAGCGCCAGGCGGAATCATGGGGGGCTCAGGTAGAGAAGTGGGCCGCAGATACCAAAGCCGATAAAGAGATCGGCGGCGACAAATTAACTGCATCGGTAGGTCATGCGCAAAAGGCGCTGGATACCTTCGCCTCTAAAGAGTTCCGCGAATTTCTGGATACCACCGGGATGGGAAACCATCCGGAGATGGTCCGGGCGTTCGCAAAGGTAGGCAAGTTGATGAGTGAAGACAGTTTCGTCACTGGCCAGAGTAGCGGCTCGCCGAAGAACGAGCTGGTCGAAGCGTTTTATCCAAAAAAATAGTGAGGTGTAATCATGGCTTTAATTGGTCAGACGCTGCCTTCTCTTCTTGACGTGTACAGCCGTACCGACAAGAACGGGCGGATCGCGAAAATCGTCGAGCAACTGGCGAAAACGAACGACATCATTACCGACGCAATCTATGTGCCGTGTAACGATGGGTCGAAACACAAAACCACCATCCGTGCAGGCATTCCTGAGCCGGTATGGCGCCGCTATAACCAGGGGGTCCAGCCGACCAAAACGCAGACTGTACCGGTAACCGATACCACCGGCATGCTGTATGACCTGGGCTTCGTTGATAAAGATCTTGCCGATCGCTCCGGCAATGCGGACTCGTTCCGTGTATCCGAGAACATGGGTAAGTTGCAGGGCTTTAACAACAAGGTTTCCCGCTACACCTTCTACGGCAATACCGATGCTGAGCCTGAAGCGTTTATGGGTCTTGCGCCGCGATTCAATACCCTGAGCACAGCTAAAGCGGCCAGTGCTGAGAACGTCTTCAACGCAGGCGGTGCAGGTTCCACCAATACCTCTATCTGGTTCATGTCATGGGGTGAGAACACCGCGCACATGATCTATCCGGAAGGTATGGTTGCCGGCTTCCAGCACCAGGACCTGGGAAATGACCTCGTCAGCGATTCGGCTGGCGGCCAGTTCCTGGCGTACCGCGATGAATTTAAATGGCATCTTGGTCTGTCGGTTCGTGACTGGCGTTCAATTTCCCGTATCTGCAACATCGACGTCACCACTCTGACCAAAGACGCCGCCAGCGGTGCCGACCTGATCAGCATGATGGTTGATGCGTACTATGCGCGTGATGTGGCGATGCTGGGTGATGGTAAAGAAGTCATCTACTGCAACAAAACCATTCACGCCTGGCTGCACAAGCAGGCCATGAATGCGAAGAACGTCAACCTGACTATCGAAGAATATGCCGGTAAGAAAATTGTTTCTTTCCTGGGTATTCCGATCCGTCGTGCTGACGCCATCCTGAATACTGAATCAGCCGTAACGGCGTAAGTGGGGGATCATGCTGCTCGACCAGCAAGCGCTTTTTTCCGCAGCTCAGGCCATTACGGCCACGGCTGCTTCGACCAACGTCATTGATACCGGCAGCAACAAAGATGTCGGTAAATATGGCGACATTCCGCTGCTGATCCAGGTCGTTGAGTCATTCAATACCCTGACCAGCTTAACCGTTACGGTGCAAACCGATGATAACTCCGCATTCAGTTCAGCTACCGACGTGTTGTCTCTGACGATCCCGTTAGCCTCACTGGTACAGGGGTACAAATCGCCGGTCATTACCCTGCCGATGAAGCTTGAGCGTTACATTCGCCTTAACTACACCGTGACGGGTACTGCGCCGACTGCCGGTAAAGTCACCGCCGGCATCACTGGGGGCGTGCAGACCAATGCCTGAGTATAAAGTCGCTAAGCGGTCATTTATCAATGGCCGCCTGCATGAGCCGGGTGACATCGTTAACTTCAATGGTGAGCCAGGTAGCAACCTGGTTTCACTGGATGCCAGCCTGAGCGAAAAGGTTTTTACGCCCAGCGCCGAAGAACTAACCGAACTGGAAGAACTCCGCAGACAGTATGAAGAGATGTTCGGCGAAGTGCCGCATTTCAATACCAAAGCGGAAACCTTGAAGGCAAAAATTGCCGAACGGCGTAAAGAACTCGGGGTGTAAGCCCGCATAACCAAAGGGGCGAAAGCCCCTTTTTAGTTTGGTGGATGATATGGCATCAGTGATCAATATCTGCAACATCGCGCTGGCGCGTATCGGCAACAGCCGGACGATGAACAGCCTCACCGAAAAGACCAAAGAGGCATACACCTGCAATCTTTTTTACGGACCAGTGCGCGATGCCGTGCTGGCAGACAACGACTGGAACTTTGCTATGTCCCGGGTGCTGCTGGCAGACCTGGGCGACCCGGCGCCGGGCTGGTTGTTCCGCTACCAGTACCCGACGGATTGCGCGCGCATCTCCGCTATTCTGCCGCTGGGATACTTCGGGCCTCATCACGCGCTACGGCATAAGCCGATTTTTGAAGTAGGCAGCAATGAAGACGGGACGTCGCGGGTGATTCACGCCAACGAGTCGCAGGCCATGCTGCTGTATGTTCGCAGTATCACCGATCCGATGATGTTTGATGCCCTGTTTGCCGATGCGTTGTCTTGGCGCCTGGCGGCTGAAATAGCGATGCCGATTTCCTCTAATGCCAGTCTCGGGCAACAGGCGATGGCCAACTACCAGCAGGTGCTGGCGGCGGCAATGCAGCGCTCCCTTGATGAGTCGCATGAACCAGAGCAGCCTATGTCTGATCTCGCCAGCGTGAGGATCTGCTGATATGGCCTATTCACTGATTCAGCCGTCACTCGCCGGCGGCGAGATTTCACCATCCCTGTACGGTCGTGTCGATCTGGAGAAATACCAGACATCCCTGCGCCGCTGCCGCAACTTCATTGTGCGACAGTTCGGCGGCCTGGATAACCGCCCGGGGTTCCGGTATCTCGGCAGTGCCAAATATGCCGACCGCACAGCGCGGCTGATCCCGTTTCAGTTCAGTGTGTCGCAGACGTATGCGCTGGAGTTGGGCGATTACTATTTCCGGGTCTGGTCGAATGGCGCGTTGGTTACTGATGACGGCGGTAGCCCGATCGAGGTGGCGACGCCCTGGCCGATCGGTATCTTGTCTGAACTGAAGTTCACGCAGTCAGCTGACGTGATGACCGTTTGCCACAATAGCTACCCGCCGATGGAGATCCGCCGCTACGGTCAGGCAGACTGGAGAACCGCAACGGTAAGTACCGCAAGCGGCCCGTTCCAGGATATCAACACGGATGACGATGTCACCGTCTACGCCAGCGGCAGAACCGGCACTGTGACGCTGACGGCGTCCAGCAGCATATTCAAAAGTTGGCATGTCGGGAAACTGTTCTACATGGAGCAGAAAGCGGTTGACAGTGTCGGCCGATGGGAGACTGATAAAGATATCAGCGTCGGAGACGAATGTCGCTACCAGGAAAACTATTATCGTTGCGTTGATGGCGGAGCGAATGGCACCACCGGCACTGTGGCGCCGACGCATACCACGGGAGATTCATGGGATGGCTGGGGGTATGGCGGCCGCAACGGCGTACTTTGGCGTTACCTTCATAGCGGCTTCGGCGTTTGCCGTATCACTGCTGTAGCTCCTGATGGGCTGACGGCTACCGCCGACGTTGTGCCCCGCCAGGACGGGGAAATAGAGCTTCCCGCTCAGGTGGTCACCAGCACTTTCGCCACATACAAATGGGCTCATTTTGCCTGGAATGATAACGACGGCTACCCGGGCACCGTAACCTACTACCAGCAGCGGCTTATTTTCGCCGGCAGCACCGGTTTCCCGCAAACCATCTGGTGCAGCCGTACCGGCGATTATCACAATTTCTACCGCTCCAACCCAAAAGTTGACGATGACGCGATCACCTACAACTACGCCGGGCGCCAGCTGAACAAAATTCTGCACCTGCTCGATGTCGGTCAGTTAATCGTACTGACCAGCGGCGGCGAGTTTAAGGTCACCGGCGACAGCAACGGAAACATCACCGGCACCGGCGGTTTTGCGATGTCCGGTCAGTCATTCAACGGCAGCAGCGACCTGGCGCCGATTAACGTAGGCAGCGTGGCGCTGTACGTCCAGCAGAAGGGATCCATTATCCGGGACCTGTTCTATTCCTTCGACCAGGATAGCTTCCAGTCCAGTGACCTCACGCTGCTCGCGAACCATCTTTTCAACGGATACACCATTACAGACTGGGCGCTGTCCGTGCAGCCGTTCAGCGTTGCCTGGTGTGCCAGGAGTGACGGCCTGTTGATGGGGCTAACCTATCTGCGGGAACAGCAGGTATATGCGTGGCATCCGCACCCGCTGACGAATGGCTATGTCGAGTCGCTCTGCAGCATCAGCGAGGGTCAGGAGGATGCGGTTTATGCGCTGATCCGCCGTATGATTAACGGCGCAACCGTTCGCTACGTTGAGCGCCTGGCGACCCGGCAGTTTACTGACCAGGCCGATGCGTTCTTTGTCGACTCTGGCTTGTCGTACGACGGCGGAAACACTGACGCATCACGAACGATGACGATCGGCAGCGCCGGCGGCTGGACGTATCAGGATGAAATGACGCTGACCTGCAGCGCGGCGTATTTTGATTCCTCCAGCCTCGACTACCAGATCCACATTCCGTACACCGAGGACGGCACCAGCAAATCCATGCGGCTGGATATCACCGAAGTGGTTTCGTCGACAGTTGTGAAGGTGCTGGTTAACCGTGCTGTACCGGCGGCGCTTCGCGGTACTGCGCAAGCTACATGGTCGGTTGCGCAGAAGGTGATCTCCGGGCTCTCTCATCTGGAGGGACAGACCGTTAGCATTCTGGCTGATGGAAACGTTGAGCCGCAGCAGGTTATCGCCGGCGGATCTGTAACACTTGAGAACCATGCCTCTGTGGTGCATGTCGGCCTACCGCTGTCTGCGCTGATCGAAACTCTGGACGTGAACGTAGCGAGCCAGGCTACGCTGCTGGACAAGACCAAGCTGATTAACCAGCTCTGCGTGATGATAAACCAGGGGCGCTCGGTGACGGCCGGAACCGATGAGGATCACCTGCTGGAGTATCCGCAGCGCGAATGGGAGTTCTACGACGACCCTATTGGCCTGCGCACCGGCGTTATCGATATGAATCTCGATGCGGACTGGTCGCGTAATGGTCGGGTGGTTATCAGGCATGATGACCCGCTGCCGCTGGGCGTGCTCGCTGTTATCCCACGCGTGACGGTAGGGGGCTGATATGCGCAAGGTTGAGATAGTTCCGGCCACTGATGTGCATATTGTGTCTATGCTACCCCATGTTCGCCAGGCTGACCGTGACGAGTTTATAGCGGCGGCCGGGATGCTGCCGGCGGAAGTTATCGCACGGGCGATGAAATCAGCTTCAGTGTCCGCTGCTGGGCTTATTAACGGTCATGTGGTGACCATCTTCGGCATATCTCCGGCATCAATCATCACCGGCCGGGGCATTCCGTGGCTGGTAAGTACCGACCTGATGGAGCAGCAGCCTGTTACTTTCCTTCGCCATTGCCGCCCTGTTTTGCGTGACATGTCACGAGGATATCGCTTCCTTGAAAATTACGTTGATGCGCGAAACCACGCGGCTAAAGCCTGGCTTCACTGGTTGGGTTTTCGCCTGGAGGACCCTGCGCCGTATGGCATGATGGGCTTGCCTTTTCATCGATTCACAATGGAGAACAAAAATGTGTGAACCGACCACTGCAGTTTTAGCCGTTACCGCCGTAGCTGGCGCGCTGAGTGCTTATAGCCAGGTCCAGACCGGCAAAGCAAACGCCGCCATCGCAAATGCCAACGCCGATGCACAGGAGCAGGCCGGGCGTGACGCAGTTAACACCGGAAACGACCAGGCGTACCAGCAGCGTATGCAGGCGAAGCAGGTAGCGGGGAAGCAGACTGTTGCTCTGGCTTCCGGCGGCGCCGACCTTACCAGCGGTAACGCGCTGGATCTGACTACCGAGACGGCGCAATTCGGGCAACTTGATGCACTGACGACGATCAATAACGCCCAGCGGCAGGCAGCAGGCTTGCAGTTCCAGGCTGGTGTTAGTAGGGCGCAGGGGAAACTCGACAGGCAGAGTGCAAATCTCGGTGCGGCAACCACGTTACTGAACACCGTCTCTCAGGGTTATGGTGCCTATAAAACAATGGGTGGAACCAGTCTTGGTAACTCTCTGACGAAGAAAGCATCCACCGGCGGGTATGGCACCGCGTGGGGTAAATACCGCACAGGATCGTTATAAGGAGGCGTCGAGATGCCAACAGTACCGCAATACCAGCGCCAGAGCCAGACGCAGGCCGCCCCGGTTATGACCACAAATTTGCGCGTGCCGGAGAACCCTCTGGTTCAGGGCATTCAGCAAGCAGCCGGCACCGCCGTAAACATGATGGTGGAGGAGAAGCGTAAGGTTGATGTGGCGCTCAGCCAGGATGCGCTACTGCAACTTAATGAATTTGGCGACGACCAGATCAATAACCCTCAGAACGGGCTGATCACCAAGCAGGGTAAAGCTGCGCTGGGCCAGGGTGACGTGGTCATGCAGAACATGCAGCAGAAAGCTCAGGACTTGCTGGGTACAGTGCCGGATGGCGAGGCCCGTCAGCAGTTATCTTTTCAATTGCAGCAGTCGATGCAGTCATTTCACAACCAGGCCCGCCGGTATGAGGTGAGCCAGTTCCAGCAGTTTCAGGATCAGGCGTTTACTTCTGGGAACTCCCTGGCCGTAACTCAGTCCACCGGTCTTTATAACGATAACCAGGCCTTCGTGGGTCTTGCCAAACAGCGTTTTGATGCTATTGATCAGTATGCTGATGCTCATGGCATGCCTGATGAATGGCGCGTGCAGCAGAAAACGCAGGTGAAGGAGCAGATGGGGCAATCGGCCTGGGTCGGAAACATTGCTCAAAAATACAGCGAACTACTTCAAACAAACGGCGAACCAGGAGATCTTGATGGTGTTGGCCGCGTTGTGGCTCACGGTAACTCTGGCGCAGCCAGGGGCCTGAGGAATAACAACCCCGGTAATATTGAAGCAGGTTCAAACCCCTGGGAGGGGCAGGCTGGCAGTGATGGCCGCTTTGCTAAATTTGTCACCCCTGAACATGGGATCCGCGCGCTGGGTAAAAACCTGCTGTCGTACCAGCGCCAGGGATACGACACCGTGAGCGAGATCGTTAATCGTTGGGCGCCGGCCAGCGACGGCAATAACACCGATGCTTATATCAAGGCGCTGTGCAGCGCTCTTGGTGTGGGAGCTAATGACCCGCTTGATGTGTCCAACCCTAAAACCCTTGCAGCTTTGTGTGCCGGTATTGTTAAGCATGAAAATGGCAGTGTCCCATACAGTGCTGACCAGCTTGAAACTGGCGTGTCGGCTGCGCTCGGGTTAACTAACCTTGATTCACCAAAGCGCTATACGGGAAATGCCGCTTTTGATGCTATGAGCCCTCAAATGCAAATGCAGGCATTGAGGCAGGCTAACGAGCTTAATAACCAGTACCGTCAGCAGTATGCTGAACAACTTAGCTCTGTAGTGAAGGATGCATATTCAGCTCTTGATGAGGGGCTTAGACCGGCTCAATTACCTTCTGAGGCTGATTTTATCCGGGCTAATGGCCCTCGCGTTGGGGCGTTGAAATGGCAAGATATGCAGGCGCAGATACAATATGGCGGCGTAATTGGTGCAGCTAAGGACCTTACCCCTGAAGCACGACTGGACATTCTTGAGCGACTTCGCCCACAGGATCCAAATGCTCCTGGCTTTGCAGCTAACCAGCAACGATGGGAGAAAATGCAGAGCAAATTTAAGCAAATGGATACAGAGTGGCAGGCACAACAGGGGCGCAACCGCTTAGTTTCATCCTTGCAAAATAACTTCCCCTTAGATCCTAACGACAAAAATAACCAGGCAGCCGTGGACCATTACTTTGCTCAGGATATTGCGCCTTCGTTTTCGATATCTGATCCGCAGAGCATCAATGCGCTGGCCACCGTCACAACTAAAAGCGGCATGATACCAACGCAGGTCAAAACTATGCTTAACAGCGGAGCAACCTCAAGAGATCCTGCACTGGTTGTTCCTATGGCAAAATTCTACGGCCAGTTATTCGATAATAACCCGGCGGCCGCAGCAACCCTTGATAAGGGAACGATGGCATTTTATGGGAAGGTTTACGATTATTCCCGCGCTGGAGTTCCGGAGGATAAGGCTGTGGACATGGCATATAGCCAGGTATTCCAGCAGGATGACCGGATGAAACAGATGCTTTCCACTGCCATGCGAGACAAAAAATATGTCGCCGCACGGACAACTGCTGCACAAAACAACGCTAGCAGCCTGACCTCATTTGGTTCGTGGTCTCCAGACATTACCGATCCAGGCAAATCAAATGCGGCCTATCAACGTGATTACCAGACAATTTACGATGCAAACTTTGCACAGACTGGGGGCGATGCAGACCAGGCTGAGAAAATGACCAACGCCATGATCAGAACCACATGGGGAGTTTCTACTATTAATGGTAGTGCAGAGGTTATGAAATATGCCCCAGAAGCGCTTTATGGGGTGAACAGTGGATCCGGTAACTGGATAGAAGGCCAATGGTATCAGGAGAAAAACGAGCTTAAAGCTAAAGCTTTTGGTGGTGCTCGTAGTGATACTGATTTGGTTATCGTTCCTGATGGTGTCACGCCAAGAGATAAAAGCTATGCGGTCATGGTGAGACAGAAAAATCAGGACGGTTACGATGATGTCCGTCCGTATTATGGTGAGAATGGGCTTCCCGTTCGCTTCAAACCAGATCAGCAGACATCTCCGATGTACAGACAAACCATGCAGTTCCAGCAGCAACGAGTCGATGAGGCTAGAGTGAAGCGAGAAGGCAATCCATTACCGCAGTTCAGTAACAATGAAGGCTATACGCCGCCAGATCTGACTAAGCCTTTTGGCTATGGTTCAGCCAATAACCTTCCTAGCAACATTTACGCAGGGGGCAAATAATGCCGACGTATGAACAGGATCCGAAAGAGTTGCTTGGCGAGGACATTCAGCAGATAGCCACGCCAGATGACAGCGATTTTTATATGGAAACGCCTACTTTGCTCTCTGCCGTAAATCCATTTACCAGCGATCAGCGCGTTCAGCAATCCAGGCAAGCAGCTTTCCGCATAGATAACTCCCTGGGTAGTTTTATCGCCAGCGCTCCGTTCAGCCAGTTTGACCGAGTTGACGGCTATAACCCGTTTGATAATGATGCCGCAGATATTAAAGGCTATGAGGACTTTGCTGATTCATTTATCAACTCCGGATCGCCAGAGGAAACTCTTGCTATTAAGCACCGCATAGATCAGCAGAAGGCGGACAGGGAATATCTATCCGAGGTCGGAGGCGCAGGAACGATTTCAAGTCTGGCAATGGGAATGATTGATCCGGTTAACGTCGCTGCGATGTTCATTCCTGCCGGAGCCGTGGCCCGCGGCGGGAGCATAGCAGAAACAGCTGGGCGCTTTGCCTTAGCTAACGCCGCAGGCGGAGTTGCGTCAGAAGCGTCATTGCAGGCGACGCAGGAAACAAGATCGGCGATGGATAGCATTTCAAACGTAGCGGTTGATGCGCTTGTTGGCGGTATTCTTGGCGCTGGCGCACAGGTTCTTGCAGGGCCCGCTCAGCGCTCCGCTGTTGCTAATGCCATTGGTGAAAATTTGCGGGGCATGGACTCTCCGCAGAGCATTGGCGCCGCGCAGGTGTTCAATACGACGCTAGATCAGGAGCAACTAGCTGGGCTTGGTCTCGCAAATAAAACACTCAGCGTCACGCCTGCTGGCCGGCTGGCTCAGTCTCCATCACTGGTTTCCCGACAGATAAACCAGCAACTGGCTGAGAATAACTATTTCTTTGCTAAAAATGACGAAGGCCTAGCTACATTTACGGCAGCAGAAACAAAGATTAAGCAATACGATGCCATGCTCTATAAGCAGATGGAAACCACCCGAGACGCTTATCAGCAGTACAGCAAGTCCGTCAGCGCCAGCGGTGCGAAGAGGATGAACTTTGTAGATTTCAATGAGGCTGTAGGCATGGCTATGCGCCGCGGAGATCAGAGCGATATTCCTGAAGTGGCTCAGGCGGCCGCCAGTATTCGACCTATTTTCGAGAGCACAAAAGCCCGTATGCAGGAGCTTGGGATCCTTCCGGAAGATGTCGATGTTGTGACGGCGCAAAGCTATCTTCCACGTATTTATAAGTTCGATAAGATACTTTCAGACCGCACTGAATTCAGGGGGAGGATAGCCAACTGGATACAGGGTATTAGTGCTAAAGGAGCTGATAAAGCCGGGCAGAGAATTGAAAAGATAAATGCAGGTCTGAAAAATGCGGAGGAATCAGCGCCGCGCGCTGAGGCCCTGGCGAGTGATATCGCCGAAGCCGAGAAATGGTCCGGGAAAAAAATCCTACTCATGGAAGAGCTGGATAAACGCAATAAGCTCATATCTCAGGAAGCTGACACACAGGCGCGCCTTACCAGAATAGAAAAACAATTGGCTGATACTTCATCAGAAAGACTTCAGGCCAGAATGATGAAAGAAAGCTCTGATCTTAAAACACGGCTTGATGATATAGTTCAGGCTAAAGAAGAGCTTCCGGTCTATCAGCGCCATATGGAGTTGCTGGATAACCCACGGAAATACCGTTCTGAGCTTCGCCGACTGCAAAAACGGGCAAATTCAACCACAAGGCTGAATGCAAGCCGCGAGCGGGCTCTAAAGCAGATGGAACCTCTATCCCGAGAGGAAGCAGAGGACGCTGCTGACGAGATCGTGAATAAAATAATCGGCGCACATTCCGGACTTGTTCCTGCCGATATTATCCCGGAGAGACTCGTTGGCCGGGCTGGTTTCACCAAAAGCCGAACTCTGCTTATTCCCGATGAACGTATAGAGGATTTCCTGGAGTCAGATGTCAATCACATCATGGAAAGCTACCTCAGGCAGGTGGCTCCGGAAATCGAACTGACTGCGCAGTTCGGCCGTAAAGACATGGGGGATCAGATTCGCCAGGTTAGCGAAGAATATACGCGGCTGATCAAAGAGGCGAAAACGCCTAAACAACGCGCTGCGCTTGAAAAACAACGCGAAGCAGATATCAGGGATATAACTGCAATGCGCGACCGCCTTCTCGGTACCTACGGCGCCCCGCAGGATCCTCGCAGTTTCTTCGTTCGGGCTGGGAGGGTTGCAAGGAATGTTAACTTCCTTCGCCTGCTTGGCGGCATGACCGTCGCTGCGGCAACTGATCTGATGCGGCCGATGATGCAGCATGGTCTACGCAAATCTCTTGGTCCTATGGCCAGCATGCTAAGGAACATGGATGCCGTAAAGATCGCCACAAAAGACCTGCGCGAAATGTCTGTTGGCCTGGAGTACGTTCTTTCAACGCGAACCAAAGCTATTGCCGACCTGACCGATCCCTATAGCCGGCGCACTGCATTCGAGCGCGGTCTTAACTGGATGACGCAAAAGTTTGGGAACTGGACATTGATGAACCAGTGGAACAGCGTGCTTAAATCGTGGTCAGGAATGATTGTGCAGTCGAGGATACTTGATGCGGCTCGGCAGATATCCAGCGGCGGCGAGATAGCCAAAACCGAATTACGCAAGATGGCGCAGGTTGGTATCAATGAGGATATGCTGCGGCGCATCGGTGAGCAGTTCGGTAAGCACGGCGAGGATATGGATGGACTTCTAACCGGCCACAGCCACTTGTGGGACGATCGTCACGTTAGGGAGATATTCCAGGCCGCGGTGCTGAAGGATGTCGATTCGGTGATTGTAACCCCTGGCGTTGGCGATACGCCGCTGTTCTTCAGTAAAGAGGGGTGGAAACTGATCACCCAGTTCAAAACGTTTATCTTTGCTCAGCATAACAGGGTTCTGGTATCTGGTATTCAGCAGGGGGATGCGTCATTCTATCTGGGCGCTCTGGGTACTGTCGCACTAGGGTCTATGGTCTATATGATGAAGCAAAAGCTTAGCGGCCGCGATATCGACTACAGCTGGAATAACCTTGTGAAAGAGGGGATTGACCGTGGCGGTATGATTGGCTGGTTGTCTGAGCCACTGAATACCGTCGAGAACGTTAGCGGCGGCCGGTTTGGTCTTGGCGCGATGTTTGGTGCGCCGCCGGTATCCAGATTCCAAAGCCGCAATGCCATTGGTGCTATGCTGGGTCCGACATTCGATCTCGGTGGTGATGCTGCAACGGTGGCGCATGGGGTATTAAACGGGGAATTTGATAGCCAGCAAACCCACGCGGTTCGTAAAATGCTACCATTTCAGAACCTGTGGGCGATATCACCACTACTAAACAAAGTTGAAGAGCAGATGAAATAAGGAAATATCATGGGGATTCTTGGTAAGTTCGGTAATTTTTTAGAGAAATCTGGTGTTTCTGTTTTTTCAAAAGAAACATTAAAACTGCTTACCGAGATGAATGATCAGGGTGTTTACCAATCATCGCTTGCGGCAGTTGACTTTGCGTTATCAATGAGAAATGAAGAGCACTTTGAAACCTTCGTACTTTCGAGAATTCTTCTCGAGCCGTACCAGTCCAGCAATGATGAGCGCATGACCTTATACAGGATTATGCAAGACAATTATGGTCAGGGGTTAAAAATGTTCAAGAAATCATTAGCTTTCGCAAAACAGTATGGTGGAGAAGATATTGTTAAAGGTGAATTTAATTTCAAATTAATGGGTTTCAGAATAATTATGTTCAACCTTGCATATAATTCTAAATTAATTGATTTTGATATTGCCTCAAAGTTTTATGAAACCTTGTGGCGATCTACAAAAGGTGACACTCCTGATAATGCTATTGATGATTTTATACAAAGAGAAAAGTTAATGGTAAGTATCGGCGTATCCGATCCAACTGCGAATCAAAAAAAAGAGGATTATCAATTTTATAAGAATGTGATTTCTTTGTGGGCAAGTCGTGGAATCATGAATGTATGAATGAGTTAAACAGGCCGCTTTCGCGGCCTTAATTATCACTGACCGCCGGGGCGGGAGTCAGCAGAACGGCCGCCGCAGCGTGAGCCGTCAGCTGCAGTATCATCAGGATGCTGGCAGTTACCAGCGAAAGCCTGTGCGGAAGAACCCAGAGACAACAGAACAAACAGCACTGCGAATGCTTTTTTCATTTTCACTTACCATGTGTAGACCACTTAACGTGGCTCGAATATTGTAGCGCTGCGTTCAGATTTCATCCACAAAAAAGCCCGCTGCGCGGGCTTAGATATTTTTTATGCGAAACTGTTTGGCCTGCCTAGTCCATGCCGCTACTTGCTGCTTATCTTCAATAAGGTCGTGAGCTTTATCCTGACAATAGTCGATCACATAAAAGTGATGATCTCTATCTTTATCAATAAAGTAAGAATACACCACATAACTATTGCTTGTTGAGTTCCACTGAACTTTTAACCCATCGTCATCTTCCCAACAACAGCCTGCTTGCCATATATGCGTATGGTGCAACTCTTCAGCCCTTGCCTCGGTAGGATGAGTCATAAGCTTGTCCCTGCCAATGGTTTCAATGTGAGCAGGATGCTTTAACTGAATATCAATTGGAGGAGCGGGAGTGTCATCAAAATCAATACACTTTCGTTTATATTCTTCAAACTCATCTATGGGAAAGCCGGCTAATGGGTATTCACTGATTACATCAATAAGTTCTTGTGAACGGCTTATTTTAAATCCCATGAATAACGTTTCTCTTCCATTTTTTCAGCAAGAAGGGCAGAGGCTTCGCTAAGTCGAGCTTTGTACTCTGCAGAACGGCGCACAGTACGACGTGGCTTGTCGTTGCTTCTGGCTTCTCGTTTCTGTGTCATACATCACCTCATAGTATAGAAACTTCATTTCAATAGGGGTGGCTTACCCTTGAGGTAATTTTGAACGCTGATGACGAACTCGTCAACGTCTTTTATGAGCAGAGTCATATTTAAGAAGGAGCGGCATTCAGCTTGACACATGATGAATCACGCGATCATAGCAGAGGCGCGTCCCTGCACCATTCGCATCAGAATCCCTTTGCTTTAGTCATCACATACTGAGCATGCGTTTCGATATCTCGTAGGCAAGTGCTGACACCGACGATATAGCTAAACATAGTGGTAACCTCTGCCGCCGCGCCTGATACATCATGGCCATCAGCATCCATCTTGCGCAGCATATCCATCAGCATTGAGTGCTCGACCAGGCCACGCACACCTTCCGGGCAGTGAATGTGCTCACGGTAGTTCGGTTTCAGCGGGTAGTGATAGGTCTGCTTTTCTTCCGACTTCATCGCTTCCAGGATGGCCGGCATGAAGCTGGCTACCACCTTTTGGGCTTTATCCACCGGCGATAGCTCTTCCCGAACGTAGCGCCCGGTGCGGCGGATCTGCGGCAGCACCTCACCAGTTACCCATTTGCGGAAGCGATATGCAGGAGTGCCTTCTATGCCAGCTTTACGGCACCGAAGCATTAACCAGTAGAGACCAGACTCGTTAACCACGCTTAAAGACTGGTATCCGCCAGGGGTCCGTATTGAATACGTACCCTTTTCATCGGTATCAACTTTGCGTAAAGCGACGTCCACGCTTTGGATTTCCAGGGCGCCACAAATATCCTGCGCAACAAAATATGGGCGCTGATCAATCATGACCATGCGAATGTTAACTGTGGATTCGAAAGAAAAGATGGTTGGTGTAGTTTGTTCAGACATTGTGATCACCTTTGTAGTCAGGTTAATCACCACCGGAGGTGCAAATCTCTTGGGTGGTGAGACGTACAGGGTTTGCACTACCGGCTACAAAGGACCCGGCCAACCTTTCGGCTGCCCTGCACGCCCCACCATAATTTGGATGTGGCCGTGCTTTACGCATAAAAAAACCGCTTGCGCGGTGAATGCGCCTTTGTAGTCAGCGGGGTGCAAATCCCGGCACCGGATTTTGCCGATGCCTGATCACTATGGCGCAGAAATTCGAGGAAGTAAATGCACCTCAGGGGTAACAATATATGCTGTCTGTTACCATAGCAATGTCTATTTCAGTTGCTGCCTCAACTGCAGGGCGCAGTAGTCGAGGTGGGTCTGCAGGTCCCGCATCGACAACTGGGAGCTGGTTACATAGTTCACCAGGGCGATCAACTCAGCAGCAGCGCCGCTAACATCGTGCCCATCTTTTTCAAGTTCCCGTAACAAATCCATTAAGTGCGATCTCTCGACCAGGGAGCGAACGCCTGCTGGCGTGTGAATTCTCTCCGTGAACCCATCTTCTAGGGGATGATGGTACTGCTGCGGCATTAAGAAAACTCCTGAAATAACTGTATATATATACATATATCAAAACAAAAGACGCATTTCCAGTGCTGTTTTATTTACCATTAAGGTAATAATAACGAAGTTCTGTCTATGTTTTATTCATATATGATTTGATGGGTAATAGAATGTCTCTAATGCACGCGCGCCAGCGCTGACCACTGGAGCAAACTATGACAGTTTCAACGCAGGTAAGCCGTAACGAGTACACCGGAAACGGCGTCACCACGCAGTACGATTTCACTTTCCGCATTCTGGATAAAGGCCACCTGCTTGTGCAGACGCTGGACGCGGCAGAAAACATCACCACGCTGACGCTCGGGAGCGACTACAGCGTCACCGGAGTTAACCGCTATCCCGGCGGAAAGGTCGTCCTGACTACCGCGCTGCCAGCTGGCTACAAAATCTCTATCGAGCGTAAGACGCCGGTCACCCAGGAAACGAGCATCCGCAATCAGGGCGGCTTCTTCCCGGAGATCCACGAAGACGCATTCGACAAGCTGACGATGCTGGTACAGCAGGTGTATGGATGGTGGTCAGGTCTGGCGCTCAAAAAGCCTTCATGGCTGGCGAACTATTATGATGCCGTGAACAACCGCATTAGAAACCTGCGTGACCCGTCACAGGCGCAGGATGCAGCAACAAAAAGCTACGTTGATAATAGTGATATCGATCTGCAGCAGCAGATAACCAGCAACTTAAATCGTTCATTGCGTGTCCCTGATTCCTTTATAAGCCAGTTGCCGCCAGCCGATGAACGAGCCTGGAAGGGGCTGGGTTTCGACGGTGCTGGGCAGCCGAAATTGCAGGACCCTGCAGGAACAGGGTTATGGGGTTACGTCCCGGCAATCGGTTCGTTTGAGAAGGGGTCGCTCCTTACTCAACGCTTTGAAGTGCTGCTTTGGGAGTCCACAGATGAATACTGGCGCTGGGATGGCGCAATGCCGAAGATAGTTCTACCCGGCAGCACGCCGGCGACTGCTGGCGGAACCGGTAAGGGCAAATGGATCGACGTCACTGATGCCACGCTTCGCGCAAACCTGGGTTCAGGCGAAGAAGGTATGGGTGGGGATTTAGTCGCATATAAATCGCGCACCGTTTCACAGCGACTTTCCGATAAAGTCACGTTGACGGATTACCCCGGCGCGGTTGAGGGCCGGGATAACGATTCAACAGCAGCGTTCGTTGCAGCCTACGCAACGGGGCGATTTGTCTATGTTCCGGCTGGTGACTGGTCTACAACAACCTACATCCCGAATCAAACGTTCGGAGAGGGGCGCGTGTGGAGTAGCGAGGATGGTTTATTTCCTGACGCCGGAGAACGAGTAATTACCCCTGGCATTTCTCACCAGCGCAATTATCTGTACCGGGCTGAGACCTGGGGGAACCGGGAACGCGCCGCTGGCTGGTCGTTAATGGTCAATAATGAAGATGGTCGTCCTGCCGTCTCTGGT